GGGTAGTTGTCGCCTGGCGACACTAGTGCGCCTTCGGTAATCATCTGATCGTGCTCGTATGGCCAGTTAATGGCAGCGCCGTCGATGCGCTCGATGCACCGTGTCTCGGTGATGTTCGACTGCCCATCGATGCCGGTGATCTGCATTTGTCCGGTGAGTTCGTAGGCTCTGTAGCTTGCCGTTGTGATCATCCGAAAATGCCCCTTATTGAATTAATGAGGATCCCTGCCCCACCATATTCCGAAATGCCGGACGCAAAGTTTACGAAGCCGTTGTTGTCTTTGTTTGCTTCCTCGGCGCGTTTAAGTTCCGGCAGGTATGCCTGTGCTGCTGCGTCACTTGGCGCGCTTGCCATGTCCGCAAGGATGTTGGCTTCTTCAAGTGACTTGCCGCCAAGGATCGCACCAAACTTCGCAGTCTGCGCTTTTGCTTCGTTCATCATTGAGGAAGCCCATCCCTCAGCAGCACCGGCTCGGCCTTGCGAGTCTGCACCGGCAGCCCAAAACGTATCCCAGAATCCCGTCGCGTTGGCTGCGTTGGCGTTTAAGCGCCCTGATGAATCCGCAAGCCGTCGCGCGAGTGGTTCGACCACGCCGATGGAATCGCGTACCGATTTTCCGCTACTGTCAAACTCGGCTATCGCGTTTTTCGCGCGATTCGCACTCTCTGCCATCGATGTGAGCAGTTTGTCCGCAATCATGAATGGAGCCGCGAGCACCGCCGCGCTCAGCATTGCACCGGATGCAGCCATACCTACGCCGCCGCCTACGCCTGCAAGTCCACCAAGTTTTCCGATCGGGCCACCTAATGTAGCGCCACCAATTTGCCCACCAGCTTTCCCGAGTTGGTTCATCCGGTCTTGAATGCGCTTCAGTCCGCGCTCCGCTCCAGTCGGATCGACAGATACTGGAATATTGAGCGCTGATACCTTCTTAGCCATTGGCTTGCTTCTCCTTGATCACAGCCTGCACGTCATCGATGATCGCTTTCTCCCATGTGGCTGCAGCAGTCGATGCAATGCCGAGAAGAATCTTCTTGCCAGGTCGGAGTACGCCTTTACGATTGCGAATGCCCTTACGCCACGCTGGCCCTTTGCCGGTTGGATTTTCCAAGCCCTTTGGGTATGCGTGCGATCCTTGCTCAGTGAAGAAGAAACGCCAGCCAGCTCCGCCGGTGCGACGGGTAGCGCTTGGGTCGAAATGCGTGCCAACCATCGTGTACACAAGAAAAGCGCCTTTCTTCTTGTAGACCTTCGTGGATGAGATAAGTGACTTCCACAAGCGCTGCTGCTTTTGATGACCGCGCGGAACCAGTGGGCGCATACGCATCACCATGCTACGCCCCCATTTCTTTGCAGCACTGCGAAGCACCTTCTCGCCAATCTCCTTAGGCAAAGCCTTTAAAGCTTCCATTACTCGCTTTATCGAAAACGCATCGGGCTTAAAGCTGAGCCCTGTTTTTCGTTCGAAGAATGTCGAGTTTTTTCGCCTCATGTTGCCAGTTCACGGTCTTGAAAATCACGTTGAGATGGAACGCACCTAACACTGGCGGAGGCTGAATCTTCCAAGCGGCATCGAGCAGCCCCTTCGATGCCGCGCTCAGTCCTGGCCTTCGCGGTACAGCGCCTCGATCAGTGGTATGAGTTCTTGCGCCAGGCGTGCAGGCATCGAGAGCGCAGCGGATGAGTCAGCCCAAATCGTGCCGCCACTCTCGTCGAGCACATGCCGAGCCAGCATGTGCGCGTTCGCGAGCGCTGGTGATTTGGCGTTGCATTCGAGCGCCTCGATTACGTCGCCAAGGGTCGGGCGGCGAAGGAGAACCACGCTGCCGCACTGCAGCGTGACACGTTCCGGCTTCAGGTTGAGTGCGTCAGAGATACTCATTAGATTGTCACTGCGCCCGTGAATTGAAGTTCGATTGTGGCTTTGACCACGTCACCCGCTGCCGCTGTGACGTTGATTGAATTTACGAAAGCGCTGCCCGTCCAACTCTCGCCCGTGTTCCAAGTGATTGTGACGGCAACAGCTGCAGTAGCGCTAGACATCTGCGTTGCCATCGTTTGATGGTCGGACTTATCGAAGAAGACTTCGAGCGATGCTGTGGTAGTGATCACGCCGTAGAGGAATTTCGCGTTGCTATCCCCGATCTCAGTGACCTCCATCGTTGCGCGCGAAGAAGTCATCTGCGCGCTTTGAACGGTCACGACGGTCACAGAATTGAATGTCACTGAACTGATTGCGGTTGAATTTGCCATAGTGTTTACTCGTCGTAGAGAAGGTCGAAGGTCACATTCGCAATCATCGGTGCGTGCTCGTCACCTTCGGACACCTGCACGGCTTCGATGGTGTGTCCGGTGTAGATCGCGGAGAAGAACTCATAGGGGGAGACAGTGCCGCCGCCAAGCGCGCGGATCGCAAGCCGGACTTGTGCGACGATCGCAAGCGCATCGACAGACGTATCCGCGATGCATGAAACAGTGAGCGACATTTGAAACAGTGGGCCACTGCCAATCGATTGCACTTCGATCGAGTCAAGCTCGAAGGTAATGGCTGGCAGCACCGTGGACTGCACGCGACTCGCGTGCGTGATGCGTGCATCGGGAACCAGTGTGAGACTGGTGCTGCCGGTCATCATCACACGGATGGCTTCTTCGAGTGACGAGACGGCCATTAGTCAACCTCCACGCATTGGATGACTGCGAGCCGGTCGGCTTCCTCGAGGTTTGTAATCGCCTCGATGCGAAGCGTTTTCCCGCGGACGGAAAGCCGATCGATCTCAGTCAATCCGATGTTCTCGATCGTGTTCCATCGAGCGCGTACTTCAAAGTTCCGAATGACTGCTACGCCGTCTGCGTATGCGGTTTCGCTCGCGCCCTGATCGCGTAGATCGCACCGAAAACTACTACCAGCCGTGTACACATCGTCGCGACCGCCAAGCGCATCCTGCGCCGTCGCTGCAGTCATGCGCGTAGCCACGAAGCGTAAACGTCCGGCTCCGATCATGAGAACGGCCCCTTCGTCGAATAGTTCGCGAGCAAGTACTCAAACGACTTTGGCAAGACCTGCATCGATGCGACGGTGAGCGCTTCGGGGTTCGCGTACCAAGCGCCAACGAGCGCCACAATCGCGTGCTGCAAGTCGCCTGGCACTTGCGTGTATCCGGCGACATAGGTAACGAGTGGCTGCGTGGTTTCCTTGAACGGATCCGGCGAATCAAACATCAGCGCCCACATCGGTTGACTTTTATCGATCCAATACTCCGAAGCCGCCAGTGTCTGCGCGTTGCCACTGGTGTCGGTGTATGCGATTGACGTGATCGAGACTAGCGGAGCCTCTGTGAGGATCGTGCGCTCCCACGCTCGCAGATACTGCGTGCGCGTTGCGCTCCGCAGTCTTAGCCCCGTGTATCTTTCGATGTGCGTGCCTGCAGCAACGGCGAGCCGAGAGAGCTCGGCATCGTCGTCGGCTACTTCGACTTTGAGAGCCAAGCGCAGCACATCGATTGAGATTGGAAGTTCGACCATGTGCAGAACCTAAAAAGGGGGGAGAGGGGATTGATGACCCTCTCCCCCCCATTGGGGGAAAAGATGCAGAATTAGCAGGTGATTGCAGCGAATGCTTCGGGCTGGGTCACAGCGCAATCAGTGCGGAGATAGAAGTACATTGCGACCTGCATGGTGGCAGCGTTGGTGTATGGATCCATGAGCGAAGTCACGCCGGTGCGATCAAAGATTTCGAAGTAGTCGAAGTTCCCGACGGCTGCGAATGTATTGCCGTTCACGGTTGCCGTTGGCATGTACTGGTTGATGGCGTATGGAACGCCGTAGAGCGTGCCAGGCACACCGTCGCGGATGTCGCTGTAGTTCTCCGATGCCTTCCAGAGGTACTCGTTACTTGATCCGCTGACTTTGATTTTGCGAGCGACCTTCAGGAAAGTATCCGAGAACACCCATCGGAACTTTGGCGAGTTGCGGTACTGCGGCCCGACAAGATGCACGGTGTCGATAATGTTGTCACCGGTCACCGTGGTGATTGCAGCAGCTGCGAGATCTGTCACCTGCGTGATCCATGCATTCAAGCCCTTGGGCTGTGAAGATCCTGTACCAGTAAGGTACTGATCCTCAAGCTTCAAGCCGAGCGACGTGCCGCACTTGCGCGCGATGTATGCCTCTGCAGTTCCGATGCCACCGATGCCCATTGAATCCTGCAAGAATTCAACGGATGCAGTCGTAGCACAGACGTACTTGAATGGCGTGATGTTGATCTGCGTGCTAAACGTTGGATCCGATGCTGTGATTGTTCCGGCTTCAGCAACAAGATTGGAAGTTGGCAGCGCGTTTTCAAGCGCGATCTTGCGATCGCTGTCGATCGAGTTGATGACTGCGAGCTGACGCATCACGCTGACCTGTTGGAGCTTCTCGACGATGCGGCGTTCCATGTCGACTGGCACTGCGGCGTTGCTTGTGCCCGTGGTTAGCGCGCGGAATTCCTGCTGATTTCCCGTTGCAACTGCGTTCCACCACCGGCGTGAGTAATCCGCAGATTCGCGAGTCAGCAAGTTACTACCTGCAGCCAAGCGACTCTCATGCTGTGGAGTCGCGAGCGCGCTCTGCTTCGCTGCAGCCTTGCCTTGGCGAACCTCGACTTCCATCGCAGCTTCGATGCGCTGCAAGTCGGCTTCCATGCGGTCAGCCTTCTCGCGAAGCTCTGCTGCTGCCTTGCTGTCGAAGGTGTGCGTCGGTTGATTTGTTGCGGCTTCCCATCGATCGAGAGTGCTGCGAAGTTCGTGAAGGGCTTCCCCACGCTGTTGAATCAATGTTTTCATAACGTTACATCCAAGTTCGGCGACGAAGTGCAATTTGTCGCAGTGCAATTTCTGCTTCGGCAACGTGCCGCAGCGCTGAGTGTGTATTGGGATAAGCGGCATCCTGCACGATGCTGATTTCCGTGAGCCGAGCAGACTGAATCGATCGTTTGTTTCCCTGCCATACATCCTTCTCGACGAAGAACCCAAAGGACATTTCGCCCGTGAGATCTCCGCGCTCCAAGAGCGCGCGCACGTCGCGACCGTCTGACGTGTCCGGTAGCGATGCGTCAAACTTCAGACCGCGCTCATCCTGCGTGAGCTTGAGCGTGCCGGACTTGGTGCGAGCAAGTGGCATCCGGCTGTCGTGGTTGTAGAACAGCTTCACATCGGCGGTGTCGAGAGCGCCGAACGCTCCGCGCTCAATCTTCTCCGTGAACTTGCGACCCACCTCGAAGATATCTCGGCTCTCAGAATCCCATAGCACGGCGTAGCCGGTGAGATTGTTTCCATTCTGGAAGCTACTAGATTGAATTGCTCGCGTGCATTCGCTCATGTGGTGAAGTCTCCAATCGCGTTTGCTGATGTGTCCGTACCTAGATTCGATGCCCCGCCGCCTGCGCCCATGTTGAGCGCAAGCGTCGGCGCATCAAGGCCAGCAAGTGGAGGTAAATCAAGGCGCGCGCGCGCCTCGTTGCGTGTGATGACTCCACTTTCTACGCCCGTTCTGAGCGCGGCCATCGTTTCTGCAAGGCTTGGTTTTGTCAGCTGATCAAGATCCCACGTCATCACGTCGCCTGGTGATCCAAGCTTGGCAACGATCTCGGCTTGCCAAGTCGCGCACCAGTGCGCGATACAGCCGTCTACATACATTCGCGAAAGCCATTCCATCGTGCCATAGGCACTGGAAGCATGCTCCGAGAGATAGGACACCGGCACGCCATAGAGCCGCGAGACATCCGCGATGGAGTAGCGTCGGGCTTCGGCAAGCCCAGTATCGTCGAGCGTGGAACTAATGCGCTCGACCTTCATGCCCTCAGCCAAAACTACTGGCTTGCCGGTGTTGACTGTTCCGGCGTGGTTGTTTGCATAATCCTGCATGATCCGCTGTCGAGCTTCAGGCGACAGTGGGCCGGGATGTATGAGCGCTACCTTCGGGTTCGCAGCGTTGCGATACGCCTCTAGTGCCATGTTTTCCTGAGCAGCCATGATGCTCATCGAGACACTGCATAGCCGGATAGGGGACTCACCCCAAAGCCCGTTGTATCCAGGCGTGCGGAGATGCAGCACTGATGACAATGGAAGCGTGCCGTAGCTCGAAGTTTTGTAGACCGGATCGGCTCCGGTCAGATCGAGCGTCACGCTCTCAGGATCGAGGGGGAGGAGTTCGAGAAACTCCCCGCCGCGCGTGCGATTGATCAACGCAAAGGCGTTGCCGTAGAGCAGCGCCTGCATCGTCATCGAGCGCCGGAACTCGAAAGCACTCTGCCATCGGTTCGGATATTTCCACAGCGCCTCGGCTGAAGCGCTCGATACCTCTGAACTTACGCGCGCGATGTCGTTAGAGATCAGCGTCGTAGCGCGCCACACTGGCGTGTATCGCAGCGCTGATGTGCCGGACAAAATAGGCACAGCCGTGTTGCCCATGGTCATGATCGTGGATGACCATGGCGCGAACCAATTCGAAAAGATGGAGCGAAGTGCGAGCACGTTCCACCCATCTTTGATGGGTACGCGCAGGAGTCAATGCTTTCACCTTACATCCGCACTACTTGCTATGTTTGGTTCTATTCTTCGTAGCAGGATGCAGCCTTGCCGCCCCATGCATGAATCGCCATGATCGAAGCTACGAGCGGGTCAAGGATGCACGTCACGCGATTCTTCACCGGTCGGACGTTGCCGTTCCGATCGCGCTGCGCGATTGCTTCGCGAGCGCTCGCGCGCAGCACATGATCCGACGCGCACGCAAGCTTCTGCCCTGCCCATAGGTTTTGAAACAGCTGCGCGCCTCGCGCGAACGTCGCGACACCCATTGAGTACTCGACGATTGGAAGCCCGTCGCGCTGCAGTACTTCAGCCAAGTACTTGCTGCCCCATGCGTCGTAAGCGATGGCGCGCACGTCGTAGCGCTTGCCGAGTTCGTTCACTCGCTCGCGGATCGCCTCGTAGTCAACCTCTCGCCCTGGCGTGAGCGTGAGCCGATTCTCCGCTGCCCACCGGCGGATGGGCAGTCGGTAGTCGAGCTCGCGCTGCGCCACATCAGCGCTCGGCCACCAGTAGTGGCCTTGAAGATGAACCGATCCATCCGGCGACGGCCATGCCACCATCAGCGCGGACATATCAAGAGACTTCGATAGATCCAATCCGATCCACACCGCTCCCCCGTCGGGAATCTCGGCATCGATGCCGCTCCATAGTTGCATGTCCAGCCAAGCGCCGGAGCCCTCAGTCTGTCGTGCCAAGTGGTAGCGCACAAACTCGTTGCGGCCTTGCGGCGTTCGCCGCATCGTTGCCCACGCCCGACGCACCGAAGTATGGTCGGGTTGACCTAGCGTCATGCCAGGGTTCGCTTTTGCCCAACAGCCCTCGTCTTCCGGTGTGTCTGATCCGTCGATGCCGTATAGCGCGTAGAAGGCGCTGTCATCCTCAGCTTCTCCCTTGAGGACTGCATGCCCCATTCCAATCATTTCGGCAAACAGGTTGTCCGGATTGTCCCCAGGTGTAGAGATGATTACGCCAAGCGTTTCCTTCCGCTTCGCTCCCGTCGTGAGCAGTTTCGTAAGGAAGCGCCCACGGAACTCCGCAGCCTCATCCGCAATCCATAGCGACGGGTTGAGACCGTCGAGGTTCTTTTCTAGCGCCGGCAACGCCGTGAACTCGCAGTCCGCAGTTTTCCGCAACACTCGATCGGGATTGGTTCGCACCTCTAGATCCCACTGGTTGTCATCCGGCATCGTGATCACCATCTGACGAGCGCTCGACACCGTGAGCATGGCTTGCCGCTCGCCGTTCGCGAGCGCGTGCACGCGACGGCCTTCCCCGAGAGTCAGATCGTAAAGACCGAGCGCAGCCATCATGGTCGTTTTGCCGTTGCCTCGACCGACCTGCACGATGGCAAGCTTTGTGCGCCGAGCGCCGTCAGCAGTCCACCGCCATCCGTACAGATTCGCGGCCACCCACAACTGCCAAGGGTGAAGCGAGAACTTCGACCGGCTCCACTCATGCAGCAGATCGAGCGCGCCCACGAAGG